TCATTTTCCTTTAAATCTTCTCCTGATACAATATCATTTTCATTAATTACAACTTGTTCTTTTTCAACAATTTCATTTTTTTCAGCAGTTTCATCTGCTTGATTTTGTGTTTTTGCCATTTTATATACTCTCCTTTTTTAAAATAATGAATTAAGGGGATTCTCATCCCCTCATCTTACCCTTTTACAGATTTTTTTAATAAATAGATATAGTTTGTGTTTAATGGTTTACCATCTAAAATAACTAAACCTTTTGTAATCCATTTATTTTTATCTTCATCGAAATATCTCTTATATCCAAATGTCATATTTGAGTTAATACCATAAGCTTTTTCAGGAACCCAGAATATTCCAAAATATTCTCCATTTGCACATAAATCAAATGATTTGAATAAATCTTGTTCTGTTCTAAGTACAGGATATTCATTGAATTTATATTGTTTATCACTAGCATCAAATCCAGCCTTATTTATTGGTTGATTATTAGCATCTTTTAAAGTACATAAATTACCTACATAAGTTTGTTTTGCCATAGCAAATTCAGGATTAGCTCCTTCCATTCCTAAAGGTATATTAGCAAATAATTTTTTCTCCCATGCTGTCCAATCTGCAATTTCTTCTTCTGTAAATTCTATAATGTTACTTGCTGGTATTCTTTTTAATCCTGCTGCAACATCTGTAAGAATTCCAGTTGGTTGTGCATTTCCTGTACCTTTTAAAACTGCTATATCTCTAGCTTTTAAATAAGCAGTTAATAAAGCATTTATTAATTCTTTTTCAAATACTTCTACACTTAATATGCTTTGAAGTAATGATTGTGCTATTCTTATTTCTCCAATATGGTAAGAGAATACAACACTTCCTGTAGCTCCATCAACTTTTTGATCTTCGCTGACACCATGTTCTTTGTCAGCTCCATCTGTTCCACTCCATGTAAATGTTGCATCAAAGTCAGATATTGGAACTTCAACACCACCTTGAACATTTAACATACGAACTCTTGAAGAAAATTGTCCATATGAACCTTCTATTTTTTTAATTAATTCTTGTAATACTGTATGTGGAATCAATACTCCTAATGCATCACTTGTTACTTCTCCTGCTGCTCTTGTTTCAGTGCGATATTGTGTTAATATTTCATTTAATTTTGCACTTCTTGTTCCTGTTTGAGCATATTGTTTGAAAGCCATTCTATATTCCATTGAAGAAAGTATATCTTCTTCATTATTTGAAGCTTGTCCTCTTTGATTCATTTTTGCTCCTCCTATAACGTTTAAAACTGCATTTGGATTAAATCCATTTGCACTTCTTCCTTCATTTGCTTTATCATCTTTTTTGTCATCTTTGTTATCTTCTGCACCTTCATCTTTGCCATCATCATTTCCGTTGTCTTCTTCTAATTTTTTTAATTGCTCTTCTGCATCATTTATTTCATCACGCAAAGCTATTAAAGTTTCTCCTAGACTTCTTACTTCTGTAATGTCTTGTGAATTCTTCATTCTTTCCTCTTTTTCTTTTAACTCTTGTTTTTTTCTTTCAATTAATTTCTTTAAAAAATCTTTCATTTTAATTTCCTCCTAATAAATATTTAATTTTTAGCTTTTCAAGCTCTAATTGCTTTGGAGTAGTCTCCACCGCTCCACTTCTAGCAGTCTCCACCGCTAGGCGTGCAGTATCCACCGCACTTTTATCTCTAGCAGCTATCGAAGTATCTTCATATGCAGGAAATGTTACTGCACTAACTTCAACAACTGTTGAAATTGATTTTATATGTCTTGTTGGATAGTCTGTGTCTAGCCCTTCCCATTCTTCATCTTCTATTCCAAACATAAATGACATACCTGTTATGTCGCCACGCTCTATTGCACTATATAAATTTCTAGCCTCACTATTATTTTCTACATCTAGTTCTACTCTAATTTCCATACCTTCATCATCAACTGTTAATTGCATTGTAGAATTTTTTGTATTTTTCCTTGATCTTGCAAGTGGTATTTTAGATTGATCATGATTTACAAGAAATCTAACATCTTCCAGATTGGTTTTCTTCAAAGCCCCTCTTTCAATTATTTCTGCGAAAAAACCTCCTATGTCTGTTTTACTATCATACACAATTGGTCTTCCAACAATAATGTTTCCTTTCTTTTCATCCTTTTCTGCTCTAATTTCAAAGTCGTAATTTCTTCTAATTAGTTCATTCTTCATTTTTGTTACCTCCATCCTTTTTTATTTTGTTATTTTCTGCATTTGCTTTATTACTTGACATAGCAATTTGTCCTGCAAGTTCTGGAAGTGGTCGCATTCCAAATGCAGTTCTTAATTCATTTTTATAGCAACTTGCACTATCAACTAATACATCAAATAATTCTATTTTTTGACTTGTATCCATAAATATCAATTCATGTGGATACATCATAACTTTATTTTTGAAACCTTTTTCTCTATTTGTAAACATTGTCATTGTAAATGATTCGCCTGTCCTTTTTAAAATTGGTTCTAAACTTTTTTGATAAAATGCTTCATATTGTGGTTTAGTATAATCTCCTGTCAAAATTGGAAGCGAGACACCTATATTTCTCAATATCTTTTCATCTATGAATTTTAGTGTTGTAGCATCTACTAATTGTATTTTATTTTGTAGTGGGATGTATTCTCCCTTTATATCTAATGGCAAAAATCCACTTTCATTATTAGCTAGCCTTTTTTCTATCTCTTTGATGTTATTTTCCATCTTTCCATCATCCATTAATGTGTTATATTTAATAACTCCATTAATAGAAAAAGAACTTTTTAGTGCTTTTGCAACTCCTTGAAGCAATGTATTGTTTAATTCCAATGTTTTCAGTAATGCTCTATTATCAGGTTGTCCAAATTCGTTACCTCCCATGAATTCATTGATGGAATATCTATATCGTATATGTATTACATCTGAATATGCTAGCATTGTTTTGTATCCATTTCTGAAAGTAAATTCTATTCCAAGTTTACCTTCTGGATCTTGTAAAAATGTAACATTTGTTGGTTGTATTGGATAAAGTCCTGTATAATGCTTATTTCCCTTTATATCCTTATAATAAGTTGGAATTATAAAAGAGTTATAATTTAAAAATAATTGCCAATATACTTTTTCAAAGAAATCTGTTTGTGTCATTCTCTCATTTGGTTGATCTAATAATTTCTGTATCTCACTATTTTCTACTGGTACTAAATCACTTCCACTTTGCTTTATGTGAAATGGATTCGCTTTTGTCAACTCCGTAACTAAACAAGCTATAGCTTGTTGTACTACATCGCTTGCATAAATATCCTGCCCAAACTGCGAAAAAATGGGAGTGTACCCATTTAACATTTTTGCATAATTTATATTTGGTTTTGTTTTCTTAAATTTATTAATAAAATCAATTAATCCCATTTTGTTTACTCCTTACTTATTTATTAACTTGTGAAACTCGTTTCTGTAGCGTCTGTATATCTCGTATAAAATTATTAATGTTACAGCACCATCAATTCTCTTGCTAGCTTGTTTCTTTACTTTAACACACATAATATTACCTAGATTATCCATTTCAATTGCTGCATTTCCAAGGCACCATCTATCCATTTCATTTTCATTGTAATTTATTACTTGGTCTTTTAAGTCTGCCTCTACCAATTTCATTGCATTAGACAAAACTTTACCTTGTAATATCATTTCTGTTTCAAGACTGTATTCTCCCATTCTGTCTGTAAATGATTTTGAGAACCTTTGGTCATAACCTGTCATATATGTTTTTATGTTATAGTTTTTGTACAGTGAATAAAACCAGTCCGCAACCTTTGATAAATCAATTTCATTTCCTTCGTGTATTGTAAGTATTCCTTTTTTTGCCCACTCTTCATATTTTGCTCCTGCTTCTTTATCGTTACTATCTTGAAGTTTGCTTTCTGGTATCCAATAATGTGTATGAACATATTTTGTTTTGCAGTCTGGCTTCATTAATAATATTTTTGCATTTGATAAGTCAGTAGTTGCAGATAGATCAACTGCCCCCAAACAAAAAGAACCTCTAAACTCTTCAAGTTCAAAAGGTTCTGTTACATAACAGTAATCTTCATTCATTAACCATGCTTGAGCATTGTTTTGTTTTATATTAAAGTCCTTGCAAAGTGTGTGCATTCTTTTCGATTTAGACTTTTTGGATTTTTCAATTTCTGTTCGTAGTGATTTCCATTTCTTCACTACTCCTAAACCGTGGATTTGATTTATACCAACTTTGTTCATCCTGCCATATTTCCTCTTCACTATCTTGCGTGTATAACCATGGCAAATAATGAATATCATCCGTTTCATCAAATATTACTTCTCTTGCATATACTAATTCATGATCTAAATATCCATCATTGATAAATCCTTCCGTTGTCAAGTTGATGAATAATGGCTCATCTTTTGTTGACATTGATTTCTGCCCTGCTTCTGCTATTTCATCATTTGGTGCATCGTGGCTTTCATCCATATACATTTTATCTATATTTCTACCATCTTTATTTTGCGTTTTACTTGACATTTTAAATATTGTTATATTTTTCTTTGTATTGCAAATTTGTGACATGTTTTTATGTGTAATTTTTGAATGTGGATCTATTCTTTTCCTCATATTGTCTACTTCATTCCATAACAAACTAGCTTGCTTGTCATCATTTGAGGCACAAACTATATCCATACCACCTTCGCCAATTCTCAAATCTGTGTGTGCATCTGCTGCCATAAGTGTTGTTTTTCCATTTTTTCTTGCTATTAGTAAAAGTATATTTTGAAATCGCCTTACCCATCGTTTTAATTCTTCATCATATACTTTAAATGAATAAATTGTTTCTATAAATGCTTTTTCCCATAATAGTAATTGCATTGGCATATTATAAAATGGCTTTTTACTTTGTAAACATAGATTTTCCATAAATTCTATTCTTAAATGGCTTTCTTCTAAATCATATCTATATCGTGGATCATCTAAATCTCTTATCAATTTTTGTAATTCTGTTTTTAACTCTAATCCTACAATTATATTTCCTTTTTGAATTTCACTATAATATTCTTTTAAATAATTAACTTCCTCCATATTTTTTTCTTTGCTCCAAAAACTTTTGTACAGGATCCTCTTCTATTTCATGGCCATTAATCATTGAATACACCATTCTTATTGCATTCATATAACTTTGAGAATGCTCTTTATATAGTTTTGCTGCCTTAGTCACTTTTTGTTTAGTTGGATCTTTGGGATGAATTCTAATAAATGGCATTTTCTTTAGCTCTTCCATTCTTTCTTCCAAAAAAGCTATATCATCTAAAAGTGGATTGATTAATTCCTTCTTATTTGTTTCTACATCCTTAAAAATTTCATCTAACTTTTCTCTTCTTGTCATAAAAACACCTTTCTTTCTGTATCTTCTTTTTTGAAATCCAAAAAAAATGAATTTTTTGCCTCGTGTGAAAAAGAGGTACCCCTTACAGTCCCCAGACACTAGTTCATCATTAAGCTAGGCGGGGGGCTATGGTTGAAAACTTTCAAACCATTCTTCTATATATTTTCTCCAAGCATCGTTTTTTGCTCTGTTTAAACATATATCCTTTTCTGTTTCTATAAATATCAGTTCTGCTCCTAGTTTATCTGCCAGTCTTTGTCTTTCCATCTTTAATGGATATGTTCCTACTATAAAAGCATTTTGCCAATTTCCCAGTCGCATCTTTATTTGCTCTAACAAAGTATTTCTTATCTCAAAAACATTTTGCTGTAATTTCTTTGGTTTATTATACTTATCGCAAAAACTAATACATTCCCATATTTTATCAATATCTACTATTAAATCATCCGCTGTTGCCTGTTCATCAACCCATGTTGATTTACCACTGCAAGGCGAACCATAAACAATATATACTTTTTGTGGTAATTCATATCCAAATCGATGATGTACTTTATTATGACATTTGAAATGTATTAACATTATATTTTCTGGATTAAGACTTATATTATAATCATTAACATTTATATTATTTAGTGGTATTTTATGATGTCCTATGCAATCGTAAGCCTTTACTATTTCCTCTCCACAATACTCACAAATGAGTTTTCCCTCTTCATTTACTCTTTCTAGTTTCAAATTCTCTAGTAATTGCTGCCACTCTTTAGATTTATATAAATCATGGGGATTTTCAAACATAACATATTCCCCTCCTTACCATAATTCATCTTCTGCTTGTTTTTCTTTTAGTTCCAACTCTCGTTTACTAAATCCTAACTTTATCATATTTTCTCTGCTTTTTCTTTTTGCTTCTGTCACTCTTGTAAGTCCATCTTCTATTCTTTGGATTTTATCAACAGTTGCTTCCGCTTCTGTTACTGTTTCTATTGCACCATCACTATTCTTTTTTCGAATATGTCCTATTGTCATATCTTTATCTGCTTTTTCCAGTTTTCTTATTCTTCGTAGCATTCTAACTTCTCGTATGGTTAGCAATTTGTATTCTGCCATGTATTCTTCCATTAGCAAATTATCTATGTCACTTATCTTATAATTTTTAAATAATTCTTTTTCTTCCTCTGTTAAAACATCAGTATATATTTTTTCATATTCTCCAGTAGTGATTGCGTTTTTGTTCTTAGGTGGAGCATGTCCGCCTTTGTTGCTTTTGGCGTTTTGGTTGCCTTTAAGTATTTCACTTTTATTTCTTGTTAATTTATATTGATTTATAATCTTTTTTAAATCAGACAAAGTAATGTTGTATTTTTTAAAAATGTTTTTATATGTCATTCCACCTAAATAATCTGTCTTTATTCTTTCAATTTTGTTCTGTGTCAACGCAACTCACCCACCTCCATTACTTTTTTTCTAACTCTGCTTTTTTTCCTGTTAGTGTTTCCCAGCGTTTTACTATAACATCACAATATTTTGGATCTAATTCCATCATATAGCAAGGTCTACTTAATTGTTCACAAGCTATTAGAGTTGATCCGCTTCCACCAAATAAATCTACGACACATTCATCTATTCTACTACTATTTTTTATTAATCTACTTAGTAGCTTTATTGGTTTCATTGTTGGATGTAAATCATTTATTGTAGGTTTATTTTCTTCTATAATTGTTGTACTAATTTTATCTGCATATATTTCTTCTAGCATTTTTACTAGTTCTTCTTTCTTTAATTTTCTAAAATCTTGATGCTTATCTTCTATAACTGTTGCTTGTGTTCTATCATCTATGAAATAATGTGCTGCACCATCTTTCCAGCCATAAAGACATGGCTCATGTTTCCATTGATAGTCCTGATTTCCTAATATAAACATATTTTTATTCCATATTATCTCTTGTCTGACTTTTAATCCATTTTCATTTAATGCTTTTTCAAAATTTATATGTTCTCTTGAAGCAAACCATATATAAAATGCTCCACCTGCTTTCAGTATCTCTGATAGATTTTTAAATGCTTTTGTTAAAAATTCTCCAAATGCCTTATTGTCCATATTATCATTTTGAATTTTCATTCCTTGACTATTTTCAACATTCACATTATAAGGTGGATCCGTTAATACCATATCCGCTTCTCTATTATTCATCAGTCGCTCTACTGCCTCTTTATTGGTACTATCTCCACATACTAGCCTATGTTTTCCTAATATCCATGTATCTCCTATTTTTGTTATAGGTTCTTTTATTTCTTCTAGTTCTTTTTCTACATCAAAATCATCTTCTGTTGCTTCTAATGTATCATTAAAAATCTCATTCAATTCCTCTGCACTAAAACCTGTTATATCCATATCAAATTCTAGTTCTTTTAATTCTGCAAGTATTTTTTCTAATTTTTCATTATCCCAAATACCATTTATTTTATTTAATGCAAGGTTCAATGCTTTTTCATGTGTTTTGTCAAGATTTTGGACACTACATTCTATTTTCTTATATCCTAAATCCTCTAATACTGTTAATCCTTGATGTCCACCTATAACGGTCATATCTGAATTTATAACAACTGGTACAACATATCCAAATTCAACAATGCTTTTTTTCAATTGTTGATATTCTGGATCTGCTGGTGTTAATTCTTTTCTTGGATTGTATTCTGCTCTTTTTAGCTGACTTATTTCTACTACTCTTATTTCCATAATTGTACTCCTTAAAACAACTTGATTCATATCTGCAGTTTTTGCATTCTCGTGTCATACATCTACTTAAATTCATAGGCATATACCTCATTTGTATTATTGGTTGCGGACAGAGGATTCGAACCTCGTCTAGGAGTTATGAGCCCCTTGTGCTGCCATTGCACCATCTCCGCAATATAATAAAAAAGCTACCCAGAAAGGAAAAGAAGGTAGCTTTTACTAAAAATATTAATTTGACTATACTTAGTTTTTTTGCAATTATAATTATAACAGATTATTTTTTTAAAAAATACAGAAAAAATATATAAATTTTATATAATTTTTCTATAATTTTTTATTTTTGTTATATTCTCGTTGCATTTTTGTTATAGAATTTTTTAGTGTTGTTGTTATTGCACCATATGTTTTACTCTTTTTTACGGCTATTTCTTCTATGCTTATTTTTTGATAGTATCTCATATCTATCACATCTTGATTATATTTTTTTAATGTTTTTACTAAATCTTCTACTATTTTCAATTTTTGTTTTAGCCTTTTTATAAATCTCTCTCTTTGTTCTATCTTCTCTTGCTTTTCTATTATTTGATTTTCTATACTTGATTGTACATATCCTTTTGCTTTTGGCATACCATCTAAATTTGCACTTTTTATATCAACTATCTCATCATTTAGATCTTGTATTTCCGCTTCTACCATACTTATCTTAAATTTATATGTATTATAATTTTCAAGGACTTCTTGAATATTCATCTTTGGCACCTCCTAAATTTTATAAATAAAGAAAGTCAACACTATAATTGCCCATATTTCTATCACATTGATAATATTGTTTTTATTGCTGTCTTTCGAATTTAATTCTTTTGCTATTTTTGACAGTGCTAATATTACTAAAAAAGATATAAATATAATTTTTAATATTTCAAACATAATGTCCACCTGCCTTTCCAGATTATTTTTTTCTATTGAGTTCGTTTTTGAATTTTTTATTTTTTTAATAATTTTTTCTATTTTTTTCTTACTGCTATACATTGTTATTGTTTTTTTATTGGTTATTGATTTCTTTTAAAAACATTTTTCCAAAAATATGCCATATTATCTATTGCCTTTTGCATTATTTCAGCCATGGGTTCTACTATTTCAAACATAAATTCCATAAATGTACTAAAAACTTTAATTATTATATATATTGGTGTAAGCATTATAACTAAGACTAAATATATAAATTCTTTCATCTTACATTTCCTCCATATAAATTTAATATTGTATTATTTCTTAGATAATCTATTTTTCTAATGATTTTTAAATCTTTTTCTTTTATTTTTGTTGGTGTACTTTCGGCTCCAAACTCTTTCATTGCAACCACTCTAAATTTTGCCAACAATGTTTGTAATTGTATATATTCTTCTTCATCCATAGTATCCTCCTAGTTTTTTTCTAGCAGCTGTGTTTCTATTGAGCCATATTCAATATCTGTGTTTTTTAATTCATTTATAAAGTCTTTCATCACATCTATTTTTCCTTTTAGATATGCTATTTCTTTATCTTTTTCAATTAATTGCTTTTCTAGTTCTTTATTTTTATTTAATATTTTTTCTTCTGCTTTTTTAGCTTCATTTATAACTCTTCCAGCTTGTACCATTATCACTTCAGGATTATTTAATAATTCATCAATTATTGTTCCAATAGATTTGCTATTTTCTTTTTTTGATATGCTGCTATTTTCATTTGGTGGTTCTAGTCCATCACTATTTTTATTTCCTTTTGGTTTATATCCACTCATTACTTTCCCTCCATTTCTTTATTTCTTTTCAGTTTTGCAATTACTGTAGTTTTATTATAATTTTTAGCTATTAAATATGATGTATATCCATCAATTAAGTTGTAGTCTAAATCAATCACTATCTGCGATTCAAATTTATGATTTTCTTTGTAATATTTAAATTTTTGTTGTAGTTTCTTTGGATTTGGTTTTGAAAAATGTTCAGGTATTTTGATTTTACTTATTTCTATTTCTACTGCAGTTTCATTCATTAAGGCATCTATGATCTCTTTTTTTATTTTGCTGTCCGCTTCTTGAATATCAATAATTGCCTCATTTCCTTTTATTATTTTTAAATCACAATATCTCATTAATGCTATTGTTATCCATAATAATCCACATATTATCCATGTTTTATTTTCACTTATTATTGATACAGTTATGTCTAATATTCCATTCATAATATAAAATACTAGCATTAATATATCTGTTCTATTTAATTTCGTTGCTTCTTCCCAAGTTTTCATATTATCCCTCCTCTAAATCATTAAATATTTTTTTATATGTTTCTACTTCATTTAATTGATTAAGTATCTCTTTTACCTCTTTTTCTGATAACAACTCAATTTTGTCTTTATCCTGATATGATACACCAGTGTTCCCAACATATTTTCCAACATGCACAAAGAAATTTCCTTTTTGCGTTTTATATAATGTACATTCATATTTTGGATAACTATATAATCCCCAAATTGATTTTTGCTCTATTGTCTTTATATACTTTAAAATTTCTTCTGCTTTTTCTGTATCATATACTTTATTATTTAATAGGTATTTCATAATTTTTTACCTCCACTATTTTTAAAATTTTTAGAATATAATAATTTATATTAGGTTCTGCTCCCCAACCTACTTGTCCCTCTCCTATGGTTACAGCACATTTGCATTTAATTGTTGGAGAATTATATTTGTAACCATTTCGTAATAATACCATTGCAATTTTGCCTGTTCCCACTGTCAAATATCCAAGTCTTTTATCATAATATGGTTTCATTTCTCGATATTCTTCTTTCTTCTCTCCACTAGCAATCATATCAAACCATTTCTTTTTTATTGGTAATACAATCATCTTCACACCTCTTTTTCGTGTTATTTGTTTCATCTATCATTTTCTTAACTACTTCCCATACCGTTTCTTCATCTTTGCCTGTTTCTTCTATAACCATTTTTATTGTTGCAGCTACGCCCATTAAAACATCTCCAACTGTTATATCTTCTTTTATGCAATATACATTTACCCCTTCCTGATCTTTTGTAAATTCAATGAATTTCTTTTCATCATAATAACAACCACGACATCCCATCTTCTCAACTCTGCAAGTATCCCATTCTTTTCCTGTACATTTCATCCTTCTGTACCTCCTTTTATACTTTCTTTAGCTTCATACCAACTATTATGTATTTTTAAATTACTATTGTTTTCAATATATTCTATTATTTTAAATAATAAGCAGTTATTTCCTTTCAAGTCATTTATAGAATTATAAGCCTCTAATGGTGGATCTACTCTTTCTCCACTTTTACTTATTTTGAATATTAATATTGGTTGAAAAAGTCCGCTTCCTATCATATTTTTTGGATATAACATTTGTAATAATATTCTCCATTCCTCATTTGTTACTTTACTTATATTTTTACTCATAATTTGTTTTATAATTTCTTCTGTAAAATCATAATACCTGTATCTTTCACTTTCAATTAATTTTTTATCATCTTCTTTATAATTTAACATTTTTATTTTCCTTTCTTAATTTCACTATAGCATTTGACCAACATTTTGTGCATCCTATTCCTTCGTAATTGCAAGTATCTTCTTCTTTTCGCTTATCTATCTTTTCTGAGCCGAATACATCTGATGGACACATATTTATTCCACCATAGCAAAATATCTGATGACATCTCTCTTCTGTTGCATGTTCTACCACTATTTGCATTATTTCTTTATATGTAATATTTACATCTGGTTCTTCTGTAAATATTACTTTCTTTTTTCCTTCCATATCATAAATATTAGACATACTCTTTTTTGCTCCTTATAATTTTATTTCTGTATCTCTTGCCTCTTTATTCATTATCAACGGTGAGTTGGTTGTTATAATTAGTTTTCTCTTTCTAAAATTCTCACAAGCCTCTTGTTGAGAGTCCTGTATTTTATTGCAAAATGGATATTTTCCACATTTTATACATTTCATATCATTCCTCCTAATACTCTCCTATTTGAACTATAACTTTTGGTGTCTTGGCATACTTTTTAAAAATTCTTACATCTGTAATTTGTGAGTCATCTTTGAAAGCAAATTTATTTAGTGCATCACTAACTATTTTTCCTATATTGTCCCAGTCAGGTTTCTTTGTTGGACTTATTGCTCCACAAAGCATTTCCGCTTCTTTCTTTTTGCTTGTACTTTTAGG